GATGTTCAAAAGATATTCAAAAAGAATAAAGAAGTATTTGAATTGGATTGCGAGCTTGAAGGAATAGTTTTTTATTTTACGATTAGTGAGTACTTTATTATCATTAACGAGAATTATTTAACACACAACACTTTAGCACATGAGATATATCATTTAGTTGTTAAAGTCACGGAGCCAAGGGATATAACAGACGAAGAGACGCAATCTTGGTTATGTGGGGAATTAACACAGGATATATATAAATTTTTAGAAACAAATAAAGTACAAATAAAATGACAATGATAGTAACTGAACAGGACAAAGAAATATTACTTGAAAATAGTAAGATAATACTAGACATTACAACAGGTTATAAGCCAGCTGAATTGAAGGTATTATATGATTTGCATAATCGAATTTACAACACTAATAAGGTGCCAAACGGTTGCGGTTCTTGTATTCGTAGTGTTATTGTATCATTACAAAAAGCATTATCAAAAGTGATTTAACCATATTTAAATATAACTTATAATATGCCATTTGAAAAAGGACACAAACTAGGAAAAGGAAGGCCAACTAAAATAGATGAGCAAAAAGCTAACACTATTTTTTTAAATGCTTTAAAGGATTTATATAATACTGAAATAGACGATGACGCAAAAAAGACTTTTGTTAAAAAAGTATTAATGGAAAGTCCTAGAGGTCAACTATTTATAGCTGAACATTTATTCGGTAAGCCAAAAGAAACAGTTGAACAAACTTTGAATATTAATGAATTTAATATAAAAGATATTGTGAAATTCAAAGATTAATTAGTATATTTGTAAGGTATTGTCGTAGGTACTTAAACAACTTTATAAAATCCCGCTTTGATAAGACTACGACCTTTGATAAGTGGGTTTTTAATTATATGATAGGAATTTATAAAATAACTAGTCCAAGTAATAAAATATATATAGGACAAAGTATTAATATTGAAAGAAGATTTAATGGGTATAAAAATTTAACTCATTGCAAAAAACAAATAAAGTTGTATTATTCTTTACAAAAATATGGTTCAAATTTACATAAATTTGAAGTAATAGAAATTTGTAATTTTAATGAATTAAATAAACGTGAAAGGCATTGGCAAGACTATTATAATGTTTTAGAAAATGGATTGAATTGTTGTTTAACAAATTCAAATGAAAGTCCTAAAATAATGTCAAAAGAATCAAAAGAAAAAATGTCCAAAAAGTTAATAGGCAATAATAGAGCTTTAGGATTAAAAAGAAGTAATGAGCAAAGACAAAGTATTTCTAATAGAATGAAGGGAAATATACCATGGAATAAAGGAATAAAAAGAACTGAAAAAGAATTAAAAAATATGTCTTTAAATAGAATAGGTAAAATGAAAGGAGAAGATAATTATAATTCAAAATTAATAATTAATATTGAAAATGGTATATTCTATTTTGGAATAAGAGAAGCGTGTGAATCATATGATAACAATTACCATTCAATGAGAGATAGGTTAAATGGTAAAACAAAAAACAAGACTTTATTTTTAAATGTTTAAACTTAGTCCTAAATATACAAACTTATTTGAATCCGATACAAGATACTATTTGATTACAGGTGGCCGCGGGTCTTCAAAGTCTTTCAGTATAAACGCTTTCTTATTGCTTTTAACATACGAAGAAGGCCATACTATTTTATTTAGTCGTTATACCTTAACATCGGCACATGTTTCAATTATACCTGAGTTTATTGAAAAGATTGAGATACTAGATAGGTATGAAGATTTTAATATTACTAAAGATGAAATAGTTAATATTAAGACGGGTAGTAAGATATTATTTAAAGGAATCAAAACAAGTTCGGGCCAACAAACAGCAAACCTAAAATCGTTAAGCGGTGTTACTTGTTTTGTATTAGATGAAGCCGAAGAATTAACAGACGAAAATATCTTTGATAAGATTGATTTGTCTATACGTTCGCAGTTAAAACAAAATAGAGTTATTCTTATATTGAATCCCGCAATGAAAAACCATTTTATATATCAAAGGTTTTTTGAAAGTAAAGGAGTTCAAGCGGGAGAGAATACAATAAAAGACGATGTGACTTATATACATACAACTTATTTAGATAACCTTGAAAATTTAAGTGAAAGTTTTATAAATCAAATCAATGATATTAAGGATAAAAGGCCTGACAAATACCAACACGTTATACTTGGCGGTTGGTTAGACAAAGCCGATGGAGTTGTGTTTACCAATTGGGAGTTCGGGCCATTCAATCCTAACTACTTGCAAACTTCTTTTGGTATGGACTTTGGTTTCTCGATTGACCCAGATGCTTTAGCTGAAGTGGCAATCGACCTTAAGAATAAAATATTATATGTTAAAGAACACATTTATCAACGTGGATTGAAAACGCATGAGTTAAGCAAGATGCTACTTGAAAAAACAAAAGGCGGTTTGATTATTGCAGATAGTGCCGAACCTCGATTGATTGATGACTTAAGATTTCAAAAAGTAAACATTCAAGCGGTTAAGAAAGGAACTATCGAAAGCGGTATTGTTCGTATGCAAGATTTCAAAATTATAGTTGAACCGAATAGCACTAACATAGCAAAGGAGCTAAATAATTATTGCTATCTTAACAAAGGTAGTCGACTATATGTAGACAATTGGAATCACATAATAGATGCAATCCGATACAATGTTATTTATAACCTTGATAACCCGTCGAAAGGAACGTATGGATTTTACAAAAAAACTACGTAATTTTACCAATAAAATATATTTATAAGCATGGTTGGGAGTATTTACGAAATATTAATTAAAGATTTAAGGACATTGTGCTTATCTCATAAGGCAGTGAAATCCTTTCGAGTTGGTGATATAAGTGCAATCGAGCAACCAACGGGCAACGATGGGCCGCACACAAATAGTTATGATTACATGGCGGTTCACTTAGTACCGTCAACAGCTGAAATGAACGGACAGTCAACAAAGTTTGAATTTGACATGGTTGTATTTGACCTTTGCAAAGATGATTTAGAATTGCAAGTAATAACGCAATCTCAATGCTTAGAAGTTACTAGAGATATTATAAGCAAATTTAACTTAACAGATTGGAAAGGCTTTCGATATAACATTCAATTACCAACTACGTCAATGATATTCGACGAAGCCTTTGTCAACTCCGTGGCTGGTTATACAACACGAATAATAGTTGAAGCGATTAGTCCATTTACCTTATGCGAAAATCCATTTAATTAATGGATCCAAAGAAACTATATATCCGTCAAGTTACTAAAGCCTTAGATTCTTTAGGTACTGAGATATTGAATATCATGAAGGCGCAAGCACCCGTTAAGACGGGAAAACTAAAGCGTTCGATTAGGTATAAGGTAGTTACTAAAAACGATAACCCCGCATTATCATTCTATTACATCTATTACGGCGTTTACGTTGACTTAGGTACGTATAGCAATGCAGACAAAGCAAGCTATGGAATGAGTCCGTTTATAATGCCTAAATGGAATCCAAAGCCCGGACATACAGGTAAAGGAATATTGCCACGTTATTGGACTTCATTAAGTGCAGATGCTAATGAGTTGATAGGATATTTCGCAAAGAAATTAGAGCGAACGGTGAGTGCGGATATAGTAGAATTATTAACAGGAGTTACAACTAAAACAAGTAGAGTTACAGCATAAATTATGAGAACAATTAAAAGTATATCAATTAGAAAATTTATCGAGATTTCGGATTTAATCAAAGATGAAACAAGCATTCACGACCGTATGAACGTGTTCCAAATTGTCACAGGTTGCGACATGGAAGAAATCCGTATTATACCCGCTGAAATACTCGATACAATGTGGAATGAGTTTGTTCACAATTGTTTTGACTTAGGAGACGGTAGCGTAGATAACATAATCACGATTGATGGTAAAAGTTACGGATTGATTAACGTAAAAGGTTTAACAGTTGGTGAAATGGCGGATATCGATGTGCTTAAAAACCATCCCGTGTTAAACTTCAATCTACATAAGATTATGGCTATTTTATATCGCCCATTAA